GTAGCATCAATCGCTTCAGTTTTATAAGTAAACTGCCAACGAGTGGCAAACATATCAATGTAATTAGTAATAAAAGCGGTTCCTTCATTACCTTGATTGTTTGGGTTTTTGTGTTGCCAAATTCTAACTCTTGAATTGTGTCCGGCTATTGCTGGCATTGTAATCGACTCCTAAAAGTTTGGGGGGTAAATTTAGTTCAACTGCAAATTAACTTGCAATAACATCTTGATAGAAATAATCTTGACTGGAGAATGGCATTCCACCGTTGTTGTCCGAAGGAAGGAAAGTTCCAGTACGCAATTCGTGATGACCACCAGAAGTGTTGGTAACATAAGGTGATGCTTTACCGGCTACTGTATAAGTGACAACACCTTTTACTTCGGTGTTAACTACGCATTCGGTAATTAAAGCTACAAAATAAAAGTATTGTGAACCCGGATTCATAGCACCCATTTTACCACCGGGTTGGTCTGCCCCTGCTAACCTTGCACTTGGTTGATTAATATGAGGGGTAGGTGAAACTTTGTTTAATCCTTTTTTGATTTCTAAACAAATAGCGGGGCGACTACCTGGTCGAAGGTCGGGCCATCCAAAAGGATGAGAGTAAGTTACAATTGTATCCCAATATGCTTCAAAGCTAAAATCAATATCCGTTAGTCCTGCAACACGGGAAGACAAAGGAGTTACCAAAGGCGACCTTGGATTTTCATAAGTTGTAGTTTCAAGGAGTTCAGTTTTATAACTAAACTGCCAACGATTAGCCATTAAAGCAATTGGTATTGTTCCTGCATAATCTTCATCACCTTGGTTTTGAGTAACCTGTTGTGGAAAAACTAATACTCTTCCGTTGTGTCCTGAAATTGCTGGCATGTTAGAAATCTCCTTTGGGGTTAAGAGCCTGCTATAAAATATCTAATAACCGCAGACTTTATTGTGTCTGTGTTAGAGAACCGTAAAACAGAAGTTGAACCGCTTACTGAATAGGCAGCAAGCGTAGGGTTTGTTAATTGAAAAACACTTCCTGCTGATACTTTAATTTTGTCTGTGCTATCACCTAAGAACGATGAAAATGCATTAAGGCCAGAATTATTTTGACCTCCACCAATAATTATGTCGGCAGAGTTTTCTGCAACCTCAATGTATATGACACGAACTTTAGTAAAGTAAAATGAATTTCCAAATGCATCGTCTGAGGGAGTCAAAAGATTTATTTGAATATTACTTTCTGTTGGGATGGTTATAGTGTTGGCGATATAAATGTTGCTTTGGCTTGCATCAATCCCACTACCAAAGTTTTTCCCGTAACTAAAAAATCCGGAAGTTGTTACACCAAAATCTGTAGAGGTAGTTCCATTGTATGTCCACGATACTCCGGCTGTTATATTGCTAACACTTAAAGAAACTGTAGAAGGAATGTTTGCTGGCATTTTAATCTCGTCTGTTTACAGTAAACCGATTAATACAAACAGCGTATCTAATGTGCCCCCGATACAATAAGCGACCATCTTTGTAGCGAGTGCTTTCTGAATTCACATCTTCAGATTCCGGTCTAATATAAATAACGGAGCTTGAGTTGTCACTAAACCGTAAATCTAACCAATCATATACACTACGAATCGATTTTAAGCAATTCTCTACGGCTTCAGAACCGGGTGCATACATAAAGAAATCTAGATCACAAGTTTCCATATATTGGCTTGTCATTGTCCATGTGTAATCCGATTGCGTTTTGTTCACATAAGCATAAGGAATTACAAGCTCTTCACCTTCTAATCGTTCTGGAACTTCAGATACAAAAAGACCGCCGGGAAAATGTTCGAGAAGGATAGGGCAGGTGTTCCATAAATTTTGGACTGCTTCCAAAATCGATGAAGGGTGTCTTTGGGAACGAAAAGTCAAAGGTTCGGGAGGGTTGGTTTCCATTAATCCATTTGCTCCCTTACATCAACAGAAAAAACTCGTTGTCTACCACCTTGATCTAAAACTCCGGTGACTACAAACATACGAGCGGGATCAGAAGTTCGTATTCGATCCCCTCTTTGGATGGCTAAATACTTTGCTGTGTAAATCCTATGAGAGTTAATCATCTGTCTTTGGCCAAACTGATGCTGAATATTGCTGTTAATAGGTTGTATTGCTGCAGAAATATTGCTGTAAACGACTTCCCAAATTTCTCTTTTGGCCCCACCAGTAATGTCTTTGGTTATTTTCGCTCGTTCTACTGTGATCGAAAAATTACAAAGGTGTTCAATTACCATGCACACTCCCTATGGCGAGAAAGGATTGCATGGGCAGAAGCAATTTCGGGAATAGCGGAGCGAGTGTCTAGTCCGTTGCCCCCTAATTTATAAGCGTAGTCTCCTAATTTTTCTGAATGGATATCTCCACCTACGCTAATATTGCGTCGCATGTAAGAAGCGATCATGCAAGTAGCAAAGATAATATCCTCAGGAACAGAAGTGTACCCATGTGTGTAGGTTACTTTAATGTTTCCATAGACAGGGCCTGTCTCAGGGCTTAGCTTTCCTGGAACATATACTCTACCAATTTCCATCCAAGTCGTATTTATGCGAAATAGAATTCCGCTATGAGAATAAGTTCCATTTGTATCAAGGTCTAAAGTGTAATCTCTTCCTACAACCAAAAGTTTGCTAGAAAGAAAAGCATCAGGTGACGTTCCGAAGTTTCCGTTAAAGTCTTCGTAAACAGATAAAACAGAAGTTACAGGCCGTTGACGCAAGGTAATAAAACTTTTACCTGTTCCCGAAATGTATTCTGTAGTCGTAGCTTGTTCAAGTCTACGTCCTAACCAGTTTTGTACTATTTGTTCGGAAGCTAAAAGAATTGCGTTGAGATTATCGTCTTGAGTTGCATCGTCAGAGCAAATCTTTAAAAAGTTTTTAAATTTAGCTAGAGGTACATAAGACATGGTTGGCACCTCTCCTAAAAGTAAAACCTGCCCTTGGGCGAAGAGCAGGTTTTTTAAAGATTAAAATTTAACCAATAAGACTACCATTACCCGATCCTGCAATTTTCTTGGAACCAAGAATAACTACAGACAATGGAAGAGTAGTAGGTGTGCCAGTTACGGTAGCAAAAGCTCGAACATAACGAGCGTTTCGCAAGATCTTACCTCCAAAGGTAAGACCCACAATTCCTGCACCAGTAGCACTAGTAGAGGTAAGCGTGTCTAAAGTTTTGAGGTCAGTCCAAGTGGAGTTGTCTACACTCTCTTGAATCTTGACAGCCAAGGTCGCGGTGGAGGCACCAGTAGCAGCACCTACAACAACCATAGCGTTGATAGAGCCTTCCGATAATTGCATATCAACCGAAACCCCAGTTACGGTGGCAGCGGGAGAAGTAACAGGAGCGATAGACGCGTCCCCGATAGCTTGCAATTTCAAGTCGCCAATGAAAGTAGCTGGCATGAATTGTTCCTTTATTTTAGATGTTAAAGATACCCAGAGAAGGTTTAATTTCTCTGGGCTATCAATACTAATTACGCATTAACAAGGTTGTCACAAAGTACAAAGGATGCTTCATGGCGAGGTGCACCATCGGTGTACATAATGCCACGATACCACGTTTGGTCGGTCGTAAATGGTGTATCACCTTGGGTGCTGATTTGGAACTCGATTGCTCCGCTCATCGCAACAAGGTAATCGGTGAAGTCACCACCAAGTACATAAGACAAGTTAGAAGCACTACCCTTAGTACGAGTACCACTAATTTGAGTGGACTTGTAAACAGGGTTGCCGTAAAGATTGCCAGGGGTAGCTCGGGTCAAATCAATGTTCGCGTTCATTTCACGGAACATGTTAAACACGAATGGGCCCTTTTTATCTCCAGCGGTAACAGCGTCAGCTCGTCTATTGGAGATGGCTGCGTACATTAAAGGACGCATTACAAATGCTTTGAACGAAGCATTTTGTTCTTCAACCTTGCCGATCATTTGAGCAATATCTTCAGGCTCTAAAGTGTTGCCGTTGGCAGCTACTGTAGAAGCTGTGTGCCTTGTGATACCAGCGTAGTTGATAAGACCCTTAGGTTCGTTGCTTGAACCAGTTGCTTCAAGAAGCGACTTGTCCAACCGCAGAGCCAGAACACGACTAATGTCTTCACGGAGGAACATTTCAACAGAGATAGAGCTGAAGCGAAATAGCTCATTAGGTACTTTGCAAAGAATGCCAAGTTTCTTGGCCTGCAAGAGTACATCCCCTGTTTCGGGTTGGGATTCCGTAATCGCATTGGATTCACCGACCCAGTAGGCAGTACCAGCGTTAGTTTGCCTTGGGAAGGTAATTCGGCCATTGGGTGGCATGGCTATAGTTCTGGCACCGGCTTGCATGAAAACTTCGTTGTTACGGAGTAGGTCAATAAGTTCACCTTGGACTGGAGGAGCAACAAGAGCTCCGCCTTGACCTTCGTCAATCCAAGATAAAGCTTTGGTCTGACCCCAATGTTTTTGACGGAGTGCAAACACTTCGTCACGGTCAACACCGGATACACCGGCTTGAACTACTTGTTTCATTTCTCTTGCAAACCCTTCTTCACCGGGAATTTCCGCGATGTAGTCAGAGCCGAAGGGAGCCATGATAGTATTTGTTGAAGCCTTGTTGTAGCCAAGACGATCAACATAAAGGTTCTGAAGCTTCTTAGCGGTTTCCCATTCAACCCGAGCATTCTCAGGAGAAAGTTCACCACGAAGAAGACCGAAGAGTTTTACGAAGCTGTAGCCACGACTGGACATAGAATCTTCACCCTTGCGAACTGAAGGAGCTGCACCGGGTAGGTTGCCCCTTACAGATTTGCTAGAGGTTTCAATTTCTTCCAGCTTGGTCTGAAGCTTAGCTTGGTTGTCTTGAATGCCTTGAATAGCATCTAAAACAGGTTTGTTCTTTTTCTCTGCCATGATTGGTTATGTCCTTTCGTAGATTAAACCATTCAAGAAGAAACTTGTATAAATTCCCCGCAACTGTTTGAACTGATTGTGGCCGGAAAATGTCCAAGTCTTCCTTGCATTTGCAATTGAAACCCTGGATGAGATCCCGCGATTACAGGTGGATACCTTCTGCAATCTCCCCACTCGCCCGCTTGTTGAGTGTTAAGGTTAATCATGCCGACTGAAACAAGCGACTCTTTGGGGTATTTAAACCAATGTAAACAGTTAGAACATTGATTTTTTTTAGTCCCAATTTCCTGTTCAACTTGGGTAAGAGGCTGAACAGGAAATGAGTTTCGTTTTTCTTTCATGCGTTATTTTCGTCCTGTCAATTCAAATAACTTTTTGTTAAGTGAATCTTGATTAGACTTTAAAATTGTCAACGCATTTAAGATTGATTTTCGTTCTTCTTCTTCTTCGTTTTTTTGCTCTTCTTCTTCTTGAGCTTTTTTGGACTTATGCATGTCGTCTATTTTCTCGTGAAGGCTTTTTAAGATATCGGTGTGAGCAATAGCACAATCGTACATATTGTTCATGACTTCAGACATGCCTTTAAGAATTTTGGTTGTGTCTTCTTCTTCGGCATCTTTGTCTTCTTCGTCAATACCTTTGTCTTCTTCATCTTCATCATCGATGGCTTTAGCAGCTTCTTCATCGGTGTCATCTTCATCCATATCTTTTTCTTCTTCGTCTTCATCAATCTCTTTTAATTCTTCATCTTCTTCAGATGGTTTCTTTTTCTTTTTCTTATCTTCATCTTCTTCATAAGCCATTTGAAGCTCCTTGGTATCAGGGAATAATTTTTTCTCTTTATTTACCTTTAATCCAATTTCTTTTTTAGACCCTACAACAGAATTAGAATTTACGGAAGGGTGTAAAGCTTTTTTATCTGAGGGTTGTTTGGGAGGCGGGACAAGAGCATCAAGGTCTTTGTCTTTAGAACTTTTGTTTGGATCAAATGCCCAGTTCTTTAGTGAGATATCTCTTTTAGATATGGGGCATTCTTTAGATATAGGTTTACCCTTTGGCATTTTTTGCATTCGGGAATTGAAGGCAATTGTTTTATTTGCCCATGTAATATGTTTTTCAGTCCAGTTTTCTTTTGATGTTGAAAGCAGCTCTAGATTTCTTTTTATTGGGCCCGTACTTAAAGATGCTTTTTTAGAACATTTGTGTTCGCTCCAAGCTTTTAATTCCTTGTACGACATATTGGTTTCTTTTTTATATTTTGAATAAACCTCATTTAATTTTTCTTTGTCTACAGAAGAAGATGCTTTTTTAAAATCTTCGCTTGTGACTTGTTTAAATTCGGATTCTAAACCGGGAGTCGGGCCTTGAGGTGAGACATAGGTAATAGGAGAAAACGAAACAGGTACTACAGTTTTTTGTACAGGAGGGATCCAAGCAGCTAAAACTTTTCGAACTGCTGGAGTTATTTTTTCTCCTTCAATGTGTCCTCGTCCTAGATGAGCTGCAAGAGCATCTTGATTTGCAGGGATGGGAACAACAGACCATTCAATCATATCCCATTCGATAAAGTGCATAATAGGATGACCCATGTTGCGGAAGTCAACAATCTTGTCACCTTCAGAAGTGGACTCTTCTTTATTGTCTGTATGAATAACGGCAGCTCGAACAGGAAGGAATCCAATAGACGCAGCTTGTAATTCTTTGCGAGCAATGAGGCGGAAGATAAGTTCTGACTCTGGTGTCTCACCATGAAACCATGCGGTGGAACGGATGATGCCGTTTTCTTTATCTACTTCAAGACAAAGATTTCCTTCAGCATCTCGGGCGGAAGCAATGGGAAGGTCATCAGTACGGTGAGCAAAGAAAACACGAGGGTTACGAGCATAGTTTTTTAGGTGTGGAAGACAACCATCGGGCTCTACGATATCACCATGACGATCTTTGCAACATGTAGATACGATAAACTTTGCACACATTTTGGTTGTATCAATTTCTGGAGCAATATCTGTTTGCGAATCCATTGCAAGAACGGATTCTTGGTTCTCTAAAGTGTGTACAAGGTTGCGGGAGGCCGTAGCTATACCTGTAAAACCTACAGTTTTGCCTTGGGTTAAAAGAATTTCGCGTCGTTTTCGGATAAAAGAAAGAATATCTGCGGTGGTATCAAGCCTCATGTGATGCTCCTTGTATGTTTTTGTTGTCCGAAGGGGACGAATTTGGCTCTGGAATAGGCAAATGCGTACCGCCAACAGAAGTAGAACCGGGTGAAGTAGTGTCTTTAGGGGCAGATTTAGGCTCTGAAGATGCGGAATTTGGAGGGCCAGATGTCATATTGAGGGGAACAATAGGCTGATCTCCCCATTTATCTGCGTATGGTTCGCGTCCACGCATGAGTCGGACTTCATTTGGAGTGATGGCACCACACATGAGATCGGTTTGGATCTGCTTTTCGGTGAGTTCTGGATCTAAAGGAGTGATGTCTTCCCACCAAACACGAAGCGAAGGGTCGTATTGTCGAGCTATTTTTTCTGAAAGTACCTGGCCCATGTATCGCATTAGAGGGTTTATGGTCATTTGCATGAATGCAATGTATGAAGCGATAAGAGAACCGTAGGAACTGTCTTTGGATAAGCCTACTACGCTGGCTGGAACACCAAAAAGGGCAAGGATATTGTCTCGGGTTTCGGTTGCGGTTTCTCCGAAGAGCATTTGGTTAATGCCTAAAGATAACGGAGTTACGGTAGCACCCGGAGGAACAAAGAGAGGTTTATTGCTTCGGGTTTCACCTGTGTAACGAGAGACAAATTTAGCTTCAATACGACGGAGAGCTTCGTCTGAAGGGTCTTGATACTTGCCATCAAACTGAATAGCTACGGTAGGGAAAGTTCCGTTCTTGTAAGCGTACCAACGCGAACGATTAATTGTATCCATCGTATCTACCCATTGATT